CTATCGACTGATCCGTATATACTCCGAATACCGAATCTCCGCATACGGGTTATCGCTTGAAATGGTCTGATGCACGGCCTTTACCCGCTTCCAGAACCACCAGCCCTTATATTCTACCCACACCGCTTGATGCAGTGTTACCGGCACCCGGATTTCGCCTCGCAGCCGGTTGTCCTCGAGGATTCCCGTAAGCTGGATGTGCGGCGTAATCATCTCCACCCTCTGGAGCAGAATCGGCACCGTATCCCGCACAACCACCGTGTCCCGTATCACGGCGTCTATCGGTCCGGCGACCTCAACCTCATGCCGTGCCGCCGCTTCGAGGTGTTTGATTTTCACACCGAGCCGCCTGATTTGCTCGGCATCCTCGGCACGCAGCCGCTTGTATTCGTCCACCCGCAACCGCAGCGCGTTCACATCCACAGCCATCGTTGTCGAATCCACACGGATGCGTTTCATATCAGACAGCAACGATTCGGTATTGCTGCGGTAACAGTTGCGTTCCTCCTTGAGATAGCTGTTGCGCTGCCATAGGAATGCGGCAGCCCCACCGAGCAACAGCACGGCGAGGCTCAGGCACAGGGTACTTTTACGCATGGCGGACCGATTCTGCGGGGATGAACCACTCGTATTCCTCTTGGTATGGGTCTTTGAGGAACACCATATATCCCTTGCATCCGCGACGTTCGGGACCGGTCAGGTCTTCCGACACGATACCCGTTTCCCCGACCAGTTCTTCCAGCATCATCTCCGTAAGCTGGGACGATGCCACTATCTTCACTTTTGAATTTCTTGCAATCATAACGCTTTGTATTTGATGAATAGCAATTTAGATTCCTTCCGGTTTCTCAATCATTTATCGTTTTTGCTTTAAGAGTTCCTTGATGTCCTCCCGCATTTCCCGGATATCGGTCTGCAAGGAGGTAAATTGGGTCATCGTCGCCTCGAACACTGCTTTGTCGTGTTTGATGGCGTCGATGCGTTCGTATTGGTCCTGCACTTTTACCTCCAACATCTGGCAGCGGCGTGTCAGTTCGTTGATATGCTCGGTGTTGCTGACATGCTGCACGTAGAGGGTCACGACGAACGAGACGATGACCAATATCGTCCGCAGATTGTCGCTGATGAAGTTTCTTACTTGTGTCATGATGGGTTTTGTATTAAGACGGAAAAAGCATTCGTGATGGCTTCCATAAGTCGGGCGGCGACCTCGGAATCCCGCAGTAGTCCATATAACAGCAACCCGAGGATAACGAGGATGTAAAGCACCCGTTCCGCCGTGCGGCGGTTGAGCTTCGGTCGGTTTCTATTTTCACTCATGGGGCGTCGTGGGTTGCGGTACGATGACGTTGAAGACTACGCCGCCCTCACCGCCGTCGATACGGAGTTTGGTCTCCTGAGAGCACTTGATGGGATACAGCTCCATGAGGGCTTTGGCGGCATTGACGGCTACGGCACGCAATGGTGCCGGGGAAAGCGGTACGCCGAATTTGTCGGTGTACTCGGCCAAGGAGGTTTCGCTCATCACCGCTTTGAGTGTCTCGGCCACCTGCAACCGGGTGGCGATGGTCTCGACGTCGAACTGCACGCTATCGATCATCTCCCGGATGCGGGCCGAGATATGCGGACGCCCCAGCAGCAGGCGGCTGGCGATGGGTACGTTCTTGCCCTTGCCGAACACTTCCTCGTAACACTTGCGGTGGTTGCCGGCATAGAGCGGACCGCCGGAGACGTACAGCTCGCAGAACTTGTTCTCTTCCTCGGTCAGCGGCTTGTCCGCCAAAGGGACAGGCATCGCCGGCAGCACCTCGTTCGTCTTATCGTTATCTTTCTTTTTCATCATGTTGTCATTTGAAAAAGGCCCGGAGAAGTTCCGGGCCGGAGTTCTTTCTATTAAAGAATAGAGGATTACTTATTCGGCGGTTGAATAAAATCCGCCTTTCTGGAGATAAGTTGCTCCATCAGTGTCTGGTAAAACACATCGGCCAGCGCGTCGGCACACGCCTCGGCATCTGCCAGCGAGTTGATGAGCCGCATGTTGAACACCACGTTCAGGTCATACCCTGTAATGGCGGCCATCAGTTCGTTGCCGTCGTAGTTCAGCACCCCGTAGGTCATGCGGTCCTCCACCCGGAACGTGACCCGCTCTATCTTGTCGTCTTTCTTCTCTTCCATAGATTCAGATTTTGAAATGGTCCCTCGTTTTCAGCGTTCGTTGCTGCGAAACATCCGTATCCCCGTTCTGCCGCAGACGGCGGCTGCACAGGGCGGCCACCTCGCGTGTGGCCGTCACGTCGGCATCGGCGTCGTGTGCGTCGTCCAGCTCGATACCGAGACGTTCGGCTACCAGCTCCAGTTTGTATGACGTGACCTGCTGGTCCGCAGCCAGACAGAGCCGTGCCAAGTCGATGGTGTCGAGGTAATGGGGCTGGAAGTTCCCGAAAAAGTCCGTCGTGCCGGCGAATACCTGCGCGAACTCTTTCTGCAACCCGGCATAAGCCATCATCTGTTGCAGGAAACCCGAGTCGAACGGGATGTTCTGCCCGATGAGCACGGGTTTGTAACGGGGTCCCTTGCTCAGGGTATGCTTGCGGGCGAAGTCGATGACATCTGCCGCCACCTGCTTCAAGGGAACGCCCCGTGCCCGCAACAGGTCCATCGTGATGTCGGTGTAGTTCAGTGCGGCGGCCTCATAGTCCATCGGCTCGGTAGAACTCTCTTGGTCGACCTCCCGCCGGGTTTTGAGCACTTTGCGTTTGGGTGCCCCGCCCAACGTCTGTTTGTCGTAAGGGGCGATGTAGTTCGCATAGCGGCCCAGCACCTCGAAGGTGTCGAGCCGGACGGCCTGCATGGCTATCTGCGTGCAGGCGCAGCGCGTGCAGTCCAGACCGCCGGTCTCGAAGTCGAGGACGACGGCCGTATAGATTCCTTGTTCTGTCTTGGGTGTTGCCATATTATCCGAATAAGTTGGTTTTCATACGATATGAATGATTGTTGATTTGGTACTTTGCAGGTTGTTTGTGCCGGAATAGTCGCTGTACCTGACCATTCCCGACACGATGACGATACGGTCTTTCAGGGCGGAGATTTTCTCCCGGTGGGTTTCGCAAGTCTCGCTCCAACAGACCATTTCCACCACGTCGTTGTTCTGTTGCAACGTCAGCTTGGCGAACCGCTTGCGTTCGCTGGTTGCCCGGTCTTTGTATGTGTGCTCGGTCAACTCCGTGACGGAGGCGCATACGGCGGCACGCCGTCCGTCGCTGGCCGGGTTGAGCACGTCGTGAAGGCTCAGGTAGGAGGCTTTGCCTTTCACGAGCGCACGGGCTTCGGATGCCTCGAAGATACGGCGGTAGTCCACCGAACCGATGCCCGATACGGCAATCTGCTGGCGGCTCCAGAAGTAGTGCCGCCCGACTAACTCCTCCGGAAAGTCTTTTTCCGAGAGCGTAAAGCCCAGCTCGGCCGCAGCACGGACAAGCAGGCCGTAACGTTCCGTCACCGTACCGATGCCTTCCACTTTGTCGAAGCATCCGGCCAGAATCATGTTCCGCACATGCCGGGCATTGACCGGAACCCGCACAGATTCTTCGGCGTTGTCGGGGTCGTCCCAGTAAGCGTATTTCTTCAATTTGTACCGGAATATCCGGTGGATGAAGTGCTCGATGGAGGTGTAAGGGCCGTTTTTCTCGCGTTCTTCGACGATGCAGGCAACGGCTTTGGCCCCGAGCTGTTTGATGCGGCCGAGCGACCAGAAGATCTCATCGGTGCCGTAGTCGGTGAAGAATACCTGCCGGGAGGTATTGATTTCGGGCGGCACGATGCGGGCTTTCGAGCAGAGTTCCATCTCGGCCATCAGCAGCGGGATTTCCTTGTCGTCGGCCCACTGTAACGCCACGGTGTAGAAGGCCGTCGGATAGTTGGCTTTGAGGTAGGCTCCCACGTAGCTGGTGACGGCGTAAGCGGTGGCATGGCTGGCGTTGAAGAGGTAACCGCCGCCGGCCTCAATCATTCCCCAGATGTGTTCCGCGTCTTCTTTGGGACACCCTTTGGCGGCAGCTCCCGTCATGAATTTCTCCTTCATGGCGCGGATGACGTCGATTTTTTTCTTGGAGATGAGTTTCAGCAGCCGAACGCCCTCAGCCAGCGAGAAACCGCCGACTTCACGCGCCATCTGGGCGAGCTGTTCCTGAAAGACCAGTACGCCGTAAGTGTTTTTCAGGGCGTCGTAGGTTCCCCATAAGTAAACGGGTGCCACCTCCTCACGGCGGCAGAGCAGGTATTTTTCCGCTGAACCGGAATCGAGCGTTGCCGGACGGTACAACGCTCCGGCGGCAATCAGGTCACCGATGCTCTGCGGCCGCATGTCTTGCAGGAAACGGGTCATGCCCGGTGAGGAGAACTGGAAGACGTTCTGCGTGTAGCCTTCCGACAGGATGCGGTACGTCTTCCCGTCGTCCAGTCCGCTGCGCACGATTCCCTCGAAGGAGAGCCCCGCACCGTATTCTCGGTTGCAGATGTCGATGACGGCTTGTATTTTAGACAGTTCCTTGATGCCGAGACAGTCATTTTTCAGCAACCCGACCTCGTCGATGGAGTATCCGTCCAGCTCGGAAATGAGCAGGTCGTCCACTTTTTTGATGGGCGTGTAGTCGAAGCATTCCATCGGCTTGCCGTCCTGCTGTTTGGGCGTGATGATGATGGCCGAGGCATGGACGGAACCGGAACGCGGCTGACCCATAAGCGGGCGGATGTCCTCGATGACCCTCGGGTACCGTAAAATGAAGTCCCGGACTTTCTTGTTGGTGGTGGCCAGCTTGAACAGGTCGGTCCAACTCATGTTGTCGTCCCCGAAGATGGCCGTGATGTAGTTCACCACACTGACCGGCACACGGTGTACGCGGCTGACGTTTTTCAGCACGGCTTTCATTTTCAGGGTGGTGAGCGTACCGGCGGAGAAGACCTGCTGCCGCCCGTCGGTGTTGTATCGCTGCTCCAA